GCAATACTAAAGAAAGCGAGTGAGAAATGAATCCATTAGATTTAGCAGAGTGTTTAGAGGCACTTGTAAAAAACAATAGAGATTCTTTTGTTAAAGATGCAATTCAAGTTATTCGCTCACAATATGCAGAAATAGAAGCACACAAGAAAACAAATGAATTATTGTCCTATCGCTTAGATGAGTTACTTAAAAAGTGCCAATGGTATGATGATTTAAGCGATGAAGAAATAGCAGTTTTAAAAGAAATAATCAGAATTTCAGATAGAAAACACCCATTATGGGATAAAGCAAAGGAGTTTTTAAAATGACCTGTTCAATTACAACTGAATATTTATCAGCATTAGTTGGTTCTATTGGGTTTGGTGTGTTTGTTAGTTTCGGTTTGTATTTAGGCTATCGGTTTGCTAAAGCAATATTAAAGAAAGCGAGTGAGAAATGAAGTTGAGGCATACTCATTACGAACAGTTACTTACCTACTTTGAAGACGTTGAATCAACTGGTTGGTACTACGGAAACAAAGAACAGTTTATTAAAAGACACAACGAATTAAAAGAATGGGTAAATAACGTGTACTCAAAACATCAAAACAGCGACACGTAGGAGGAAGAATGAAACATAGACCATGTGGTAATGGTAAAGGTGATACACCAAGACCAATACAAGACAGAGAAAAGTTTGATAATAACTGGGATGCAATCTTTAAGAAGAAGGATAAGCAAGATGCTGAAGTGGACAGGAACGATCCTATGTCTTATCGGGATAGCACTAACAAGTCTTAACATCTTCCCTTTGAATCTGTGGTTCGGGTTCATTGGTTCAGGACTGTGGACTTATGCGGGATTACGACAGCGAGACTATGCATTATTCATAGTAGAATTCGTAGCTGTTGTGATGTATTTAGGTGGACTAATTAAACATAGCATGGTATAATAACTGTATGAAAATTATACTTGACATTGAAACTAACAGTAAGCACAACGTGATTTGGTGTTGTGTTACAAGAGACTTAGAAACTGACGAGGTAATTGTATGGAAGGAAGTAAACGGATTACAAAAGTATTTGGACAACTGCGACTTGATTATCGGGCAAAACATAATCGGGTTCGACCTCCCAGTACTGAGCAAGACTTGGAACATTTCGATGAAGAAGAACCAAGTGTTCGATACGCTCGTGTTAAGTCGGCTACTCGATCCAAGCAAGGAGGGAGGTCATAGTCTAGAAGCATGGGGTGCACGACTAGGTTTCCCTAAAGGTGACTTCAATGACTGGGATGGTGGACTTACAGATGAGATGATTACTTACTGTATACAGGACACACTAGTTACTAAGAAGTTATATGAACATTTATTAACACAATTTAACAGTCAACATTTTGACCATAGGAGTATAGAACTTGAGCTTAATGTACAACATATTATCTGTAAGCAAACTGAAAACGGTTTCAAACTGGATGAAAGAAAAGCTATCGAATTGCAAGCGGAGCTTACAAACAAGCTTGTCAATATTGAAGCTTCACTACAGAGTATATTCCCAACGAAAACAACTGAAAGATACTCAGAGAAAACAGGCAAGCGTATCAAAGATTGTGTCGAAGTATTCAACCCCGGAAGTAGAAAACAAATCGGAGAAAGACTCATCGAAAAAGGTTGGAAGCCGAAAGACTTCACAGACAAAGGACAAGCAAAAGTTGACGAAACAACCCTCGAAGGAGTCGACATCCCGGAAGCGAAAGCCATCGCAGAATACTTGATGTTGCAGAAGCGGATTGCTCAGATCAGTTCGTGGTTGAAGGAGATGAAGGAAGATGGTAGGGTTCATGGTAAAGTCATCACTAACGGTGCAGTTACAGGAAGAATGACACACATGAGTCCTAACATGGCACAAGTACCTAACTCAAGTGCGATATATGGACATGAGTGTAGGGAGTTATGGACGGTAGAGAAAGGATATAAGTTAGTCGGTATCGATGCTTCAGGTTTGGAGTTAAGGATGCTTGCTCACTATATGAAGGATGATGAATATACAACTGAAGTCGTATCGGGTGACATCCACACAGCTAACCAAAGGGCAGCGGGATTGGAAACGAGGAATCAGGCTAAGACGTTTATATATGCATTCCTCTATGGTGCAGGAGCTTCAAAGATCGGGAAGATTGTTGGTGGTTCAGCGAAAGAAGGAGAGCGACTCATCACTAATTTTCTTAAGAACACACCTAAGCTACATGCGTTACGTCAAACGGTATCTAGCAAACTCTCTAAGGAAGGAACACTACCGGGTCTTGATGGACGTAGGTTACAAGTTAGGTCGGAGCATTCCGCACTCAACACGCTCCTTCAAGGTGCAGGTGCAATTGTCATGAAGCAAGCTTTAGTTATCTTGGATGATAAACTTAGTAAGCTTGGTGTTGATTATAAGTTCGTAGCAAATGTCCATGATGAATGGCAGATAGAAGTAGAAGATGGGTATGAAGACATCGTAGGTAAGTTAGGGGTACAATCCATAGAACAAGCCGGTAAGAAGCTGAATATGAATTGTCCTTTGACTGGTGAATATAGATCAGGTTTAACATGGAAGGATACACATTGATTAATGAGAAACTAAAACAATGCATTCTTGAGATGCTACGCATGGGTGAAGATCCTGCTGAGATTCAGCATGCTTTAGGAACTGCATACCATGATGTTGAGAAGGCAATGACTTATAAAGGTGCTGATCAGGTGGCTGAGTTTGCGAAAGCAATTAAAGACTCGGACTTCAGACCATGATACCGGAAGATGACAAGAAAGAAGTCGCTGAAGCAATTACAATCGGAGTTAGTGCAGATGGAATGATCCATATCTATACTCGATTAGACATGCAAGACGTGATGGATTTGTTGGAAGATGCGTTTGATATTATTTCAGACGAAGTTGCAGAGCAAGGCTATACAAAGCATTGATTCTGTGATATAATATGTATGTAGTTTATTTTATAGGAGTAATACAATGGATTTAAATAAACCAATCCCAGTTAAAGTTGACTTATATTGGGCATTCTTGAACGAACCTAATCAGATGAGTGAGAAGTACCAAGTGGACTTGTGTAACTTGTCTAAGGAAGCAGTAAAGAAACTGATGGACATCGGTGTAGAAGTTAAGAACGATGAGCGTAAAGCTGACCAAGGTTTCTATGTGACTGCTAAGAGCAAGATGTATCCTATCCTAGCTGTTGATCCTGACGGTCGTAAGATTGATGTCAAGGTAGCTAACGGTTCTAAGGGTGTGGCATTCATCAAGCCTTATGAGTATACATTCAAGGGTAAGAAATCTATGGGTGTAGGTGTTAGCAAGATTGTTATCCAAGACTTGATCGTATACGAGAAAGACGAAGTATCGATTGGTGATTTGAACGAAGCTGTGTAATGCAGATTGCCTTGATCGATGGTGACATTCTAGTTTATCGCATTGGCTTTGCCTCAGAGGACGAACCTGAGTCAATTGCGATAGCTAGGTGTTGCGAGTTCATAGAAGATATTATTCTCTTCAATGGCTTTGATGAGTATCAAGGTTATTTGACAGGTAAAGGAAACTTCCGTAACGAGATAGCAGTTACCGAACCATATAAGGGTAATAGAAAAGCACCGAAGCCTAAGCACTATCAGGCACTACGTGATTACATGCAGAACCACTGGCAGTTTGAAATGATTGAAGGTCAAGAAGCTGACGATGCTATAGGAATCGCAGCATACACCTTAGATCCTGAAGAGTACTGCATCTGCTCTATTGATAAAGACCTAGATATGTTACGAGGTAAACACTATAACTTCGTTAAGGATTTCTTTTACCATGTCACTGAAGAAGAAGCTATCTTTAATTTCTATAAACAGATTTTAACTGGAGATAGAGTTGACAATATCAAAGGTCTCAAAGGAATTGGAGACGTTAAAGCGAAAAGGATTCTTGAAGAATGCAAAGACGAAAACGAAATGTATCTTGCTGTACTCAAAGCATACGAAGGAAACTCGGAGCGAGTACTGGAGAACGGACAACTCCTGTGGATACGAAGAGAACCAAACCAAGTTTGGAAACCACCAAGCTAATCTATGTTGAGTGGGTTGACGCAGTATCAGACGGTGGTTGGGAAGATAGTGTTAAGGTAGATATCCATGCAGTTAAAACTGTGGGCTTCTTAATAGCAGAAACTAAGGATGGTATTTGTCTAGCATCTACTGTATCAGGTGATAATAGTAATGCACGAATGCACATCCCTAAAGCATGGATTGTTAAACGAAAGGTAATCAAGATTGAAAACACAATCAGCAAAAGCAAAAGGAAGAAACCTGCAGAAGTGGGTAAGGGACAAGATACTGGCAACGTTCCCGGCACTGAGTTTAGATGATGTAAGAAGTACAAGCATGGGTGCAGGTGGTGAAGATGTACAGTTAAGTCCTGCTGCTAGAGAACACTTTCCTTTTCAGGTTGAGTGCAAGAATCTAGCTAAGGTAGCTGTGTATAACTATTACAAGCAAGCACAAGAACATGGTTATCATCAACCAGTAGTGTTCGTAAAGCAGAACGGTGATAGACCACTTGCAATTGTTGACGCAGAATATTTCTTTAAGATGGTGGCTAAATGAGTTGCGGTAATCATTGCTATGAATCAGACATCGCTACGTTAGAGCAAGAGAATCGACAGATGAGAGCACGTATGGATCGCTTACAAGAAGAGAACACGATGCTTATCAAACAAGTCGATGCATTGCTACTCATGGTCAAGAGTAACGAAGCAGATCGTTTAAAGGTAATACAGGAAGTATGGCAGAACACTATACAAAAGTCGTAGACTACAGAAGGTTCTTGTTATACAGACTTGTTAAACTCATAAGGAGAATCAATGAGCAGTTATAATTTTAGTCATGAGGATGCGGATAGAAATCTTTCTTATTCTTTTTCAATGCATGACGAAGCAACACCGACAGAGATCTATCAGCAGTTCTGTCATTTCTTAACAGCAGTATATGGATGGGATGTGAGGGAACATTTAAATGAAAATATTACTACTGGATATTGAAAGCAGTCCTAACGTAGCACACGTGTGGGGTATTTGGCAACAGAACGTAGGCATCAATCAGTTGATGGAATCATCATACGTATTATGTTGGGCAGCTAAGTGGTTGGGACAAGACGAAGTAATGTTTGATTCTGTCCATGTATCTAAACCTAAGAAGATGCTGAAGAGAATCCATGATCTAATCTCTGAAGCTGATGCAGTGATTCACTACAACGGTACTAAGTTTGATATGCCTACGTTGAATAAAGAGTTCTTGTTACATGAGATGAATCCTCCTGCTCCTTACAAGCAGATTGATTTGTTGAAGCAAGTACGTAGTCAGTTTAGATTCCCTAGCAACAAGCTAGATTATGTGGCACAGCGACTAGGTTTGGGTAGCAAGACTGCTCACGAAGGTCATGAGCTTTGGGTTAAATGTATGAACAAAGACAAAGATGCTTGGTTCAGAATGGAGGAGTATAATAAACAAGATGTCATATTATTGGAAAAACTTTATCACCGATTGTTACCTTGGATTAAGAACCATCCGAACCACAATCACCAAGCCGATGGAATGGTTTGTCCGAGTTGTGGTGGTACGCATTTACAGAAGCGTGGTATGGCTGTTACTGTTACCTCGACTTATCAGAGATATCAATGCAGAACGTGTGGCTCATGGAGTCAGGGAACGAAACAAGCAAAAGCGTCAGTAGAGGTTAAGCCATTATGATTAAAGACGGATATAGAAACTATGATAGTCCAGTAGCTATGCCTGATCTAGGGTATGTACCTACGTCTCATCCTATTTCTTTAGAAGAATATTTTGCCGGTTTAAATAAACTTCATGAAGATACAGGCAAATCTGTTAGGGATCAACAGGTAGCGGGTACTCACTATCAGAAAGCTATTCAGCCTTGGGATATTATTTCTGAGTGGAAGCTTGACTTTTGGGAAGGTAATGTGGTAAAATATATACTACGTTGGAAAGATAAAGACGGTGTACAGGATCTAAAGAAAGCCAAGCACTATTTAGAATACTTAATTGAAAGGGAATCAAATGACAAGTAAGAAACAAACAGTAAACTTTAGTAAGTTCTTTCCGGAGGACAATGCATTCGTATCATTAACAGGGATGTTTAATCCAAATGCAAAGGACTTCTTAGAGGAAGAGTTTGATTTAGATCTTACAATTCAATCAGCAGGCGGACGATTCATTACTCTGTACTCATGGCTAGACGCTAACGAGTCTACATTGAAACAGATGAAAGCGATTCACGAAGCTACAGGTAAAGCAATCGAGTTCTACGAAGCAGCAGCTAAAGCTAAGAAAGAAAAGAAAGCTAAACCAATCGTGGTTGAAAAACGAGTAACAAAGCAACGTAAGTAAATATGTATCCGTTGACGCTACAAGAATTACAAGAAAGGCTGAAACGTTTAGACGAGCTATCTCTTCTTGAGTTACTAGATGTAACTTCGGAGGAGATAGTCGAAATGTTTGTAGACCGTATTGAAGATAACTATGATCGACTAATGAATGAAGTCGACTATGATGGAGAAGAAGAAGACGATGAGTAAATACGAATTAACACCTTACAATACCTTTATTGCTAAGAGCAGATACAGTCGCTACTTAGATGATAAGGGTAGACGTGAGCATTGGAATGAAACAGTAGCACGTTACTTTGATTTCATGACTAAGAATCTTAAGGAGAAGAACGGTTACACATTGACTCCTGAGTTGCGTGCAGAGCTACAAGAAGCAGTAACAGGTTTAGATGTAGTACCAAGTATGCGAGCTGTAATGACTGCCGGTGCTGCACTAGAACGTCAGAACGTAGCTGCATTCAATTGTTCATACCTTCCTATTGATGACGTAAAAGCATTCGATGAAGCTATGTACATCTTGTTATGTGGTACAGGTGTAGGATTCTCAGTGGAGCAGCAGTATGTTAAGAAGTTACCTGAAGTGCCGGATCAGTTGTTTGATAGTCAGACTACTATTGTTGTTTCGGATAGTAAAGAAGGATGGGCGAAGTCGTTACGTCAACTATTGGCTCTTTTGTACTCTGGCGAAGTTCCAAAGTTCGACTTGTCAAGAGTACGACCTGCTGGTGCACGACTCAAAACCTTTGGCGGTAGGGCAAGTGGAGCGAAACCTCTTGAGGATCTATTCAAATTTGTCATTGCAAAGTTCAAAGCATCAACAGGACGTAGACTATCGTCATTGGAATGTCATGACATTTTGTGCAAGATCGGGGAAGTTGTTGTGGTGGGCGGGGTTCGCAGATCCGCTATGATTAGTTTGTCTGACTTGTCTGATGATAAGATGGCACACGCTAAAGCAGGAGCATGGTGGGATGGTAACGGTCAACGTGCATTAGCTAACAACTCAGCTACTTACGAAGAGCGTCCAAGTATCGGTCAGTTCATGAGAGAGTGGACTAGTATTTATGAATCACATAGTGGTGAGAGAGGAATTTTTAATCGTGATGCATCGCAGAAACAAGCTGCAAAGAATGGCAGAAGAGACAGTACTTACGAGTTTGGTACGAACCCTTGCTCTGAAATCATTCTTCGCCCTTATCAGTTCTGTAATCTATCCTCTTGCATTGTTCGTAGTACTGATACTATGGATTCTTTGGAGCGTAAGATTAAGTTGGCTACGATTCTTGGAACTTTTCAAGCAACGTTAACTAACTTCCCTTACCTACGTAAGATTTGGCAGAAGAACACAGAAGAAGAAGCACTACTAGGTGTATCAATGACAGGTATCCTAGACAATGCTTTGTTGAATAACCCTGATGATGTAGAGTTACCTAAACGATTGGAGAAGTTACGTGACGTTGCCATTACTACTAACGCTGAGTTTGCTAGTGCTGTCGGTATTAATCAATCTGTCGCTGTTACAGCAGTTAAACCTGAAGGAACAGTCTCACAGTTGTGTTCTACTGCTAGTGGTATTCATCCTCAGCATAGTAAGTATTATATTCGTAGAGTCCGTGCTGATAATAAAGACCCTTTAACTCAGTTCATGATTCAAGCAGGGTTTGTAGCTGAACCATGTGTGATGAAACCTGATAGTACTACAGTGTTTAGCTTCCCAGTTAAGGTAGCTGATGGTGCATTACTACGTGAAGACTTGTCTGCTATTAAGCACTTGAAGTTATGGTTGTTGTTCCAACGTCACTACTGTGAACATAAGCCTTCAGTAACTATCAGTGTTAAGGAAGACGAATGGATGGAAGTAGGAGCATGGGTGTATGAACACTTTGATGAGGTAACTGGTGTATCATTCCTGCCGATGGATGGTGGAACATACAAGCAAGCACCGTATGAAGAGTGTACTGAAGAGCAATACAATCAGTTACGTTTGTTAGTACCTGATTCAGTTGATTGGGAAAACTTTAAGGAGTATGACGATAACGTAGAAGGTGCTCAGACGTTAAGCTGTACTGCGGGAGGATGTGAGATATGAACGTAGAACTTAGCGTTATTAAGGGATTCGCTATTGGTGTAGAGTACGTCAATGGTGATGATGTTGGAGAGGATGATGTTTCAGTCTATGTAGTAATTGACTTAGGTTTCATCCGTCTCCTGTTTACAACTTACAAGCCGGTAGTTTAAGCTTGAAGTCCGGGGAGGTAGACTGTTTTGCCTCCCTGTTTTACTGCAGTTAAGCACTGACATTTAAGATCAGCGGATCATAAGAGACATGTACCCATCCTGAATCAGGAATACCTTGAGTGTAGAACTCTAAGATAACCTGAGTGAACTTGTAGTTCTCAGCGATGTATTTAGC